ACGACGACGGGCGGGGGGGAAAATTGCGGCGAGTAATTGTCGACGGTGTTAAATCCGGCATGATCAAACGCGTGCGGGGCGAATGGGCCCGTTTCGAACGGCCCGAAGCGGGGCGCCAGGACGATCGTCAACGCGGCCGTATTGGGCGCGTCGTTCAAAATGTCGTCGATCCGGACGCGGCCGACGCGGGCAAATCGGGTCAGGTCTTGACCGCCGATTACGACCTTGACCGCGGAAGTATCCGCCACGGTTACGCGGTCCCCAGGAGTCGCCCGCCCCGCATCCCTTGCATAACCGCGTTTGAAACTAGGTCGCTCACCATCGATCGCGTTTGCGGATCGTCGGTACTGAACATCCCCGACATATTGACCGTGACCGTAACGGGCGAGCTCGCCCCGCGGCCCGCTCCCCCGCCAGCGCCCGCGAGCGCGGCGGGGCTCAGGTTGAATGGGTCGACCCCTTCGCCAAATGCCGCGTTGACGTCGTCGACGGCAGCGAGCGCGGGATCGACCATGACGCGATCGAGTCGCCCGAATTCTTTTGCGATCCCCTCGACCATGTCGGGCACATACGAAAACCCGACGACGTTGTTAAACATCCATTTGAACGCGTCGGAAATGCGGTCGGGCTCTTTCACGAGCAAGTCAACGAGCCCGACGAATTGGTCGTACAACCAGTATTTCATTTGGTAGTACCACGTCTTGACCGTTTCGACGACGCTCGTAAACGCCCGCGGGAGTACTTCGGTTAGGAAGTACTTTACTTTTTCGACCGCTTTTTGCAGGAACGCGACGATTTCGTCCCAGTAGAAATAGATCCCCGCCGCGAGCGCGACGATCGCCGCAATAATCACGGCGGGCCAACCAACCAACCCCGCGACAAATGCCCCGACCGCTTCGGCCGCGGTTAACAGCGCCCCGCCGAGCGTCGAGAGAATCGGCAACAAAAATTCCCCGATCGCGCCCGCCGCGGCCCCGATCGCGCCCCCGATCCCGGTACTCCCCAAAAGCGTCACAAGCGACGACAGCGAAATCAGGATCGGCGCGATCGCGGTCCCAATGGCGACGGCCGCAATAATGAACGTCTGGACGCTTTCGGGGAGCGATTGAAACAGGCCGATTAGGGTTTTGAGGTTTTCGGCAAACACTTGTCCGATTTGCTCGTTGACGTCGGACATTTGATTTTTCAGGTTTTCCATCGACCCCGCGGTCGTCTTGACAGCCGCTGCAAATTGCCCGTCGAATTTCCTGCGGATCGCTTCCATGACTTCCGCGAAACTGGCCCCAGGTTGGATCGAATCGCCCAGGATAAGTTTCAATTTCCCCAACGATTCGCCGTCGCTCGCGGCCGCTTTCGCGACCAGGAGGGCCGCGGATTCTAGCGTCATGCCCTGCCCCGCCATCCCCGCGGCGAGATCCATCGTCGCGCGAAGTGTCGCTTCCATCGACTCCGGGCCGATTTTCCCGACCGTCGTAAAAAGCGTTTGCGCGTCGGTTAACGCTTCGTCGGAAAACGTCGAGATTTTTTGCAGGTTGGTCGCCATGTCCGCGTACGCTTTGGTGACTTCTGGCGACGCGTTCCCCGCCGCTTTTAGGGCTGCCGTGAGTCGACTAGTTGACGCTTCCGCTTCGGAAAATTCGTGGATAAACCCGCTGGCAAACGTCGCGACGTCGCTCCCAAATTGTTTCAATTGCGACGAATTCAAAACCGACCACGCTTGTTTACCGAAATCCGCGACGCTTTGGCCCACGGTGCGGAGAGTGGTCGCCGCGTGCGCGACCGCTTGATCCATCGTGGCGCCGACTTTGCCCGCCGCGGCGACGAGCTCGTCGGTTGACGCGGTCGCGGACTTCGCCGCGTTGATAAACGACGAGAAATCCGCCAGAAAATTTGCCGTGAGTGGCATGGCGTTACTGTCTCGTTTTCTCCGCTTCCGCGTTGAGCTCGTCGATTAGAAATTCGTAATAGGGCACGGGCAGATCCCAAACGTCCGCGAGGGTCCAACCCATTAACCGACAGATTGCAAAATCGGTTCGGGCGTTATCCCGCCAGACGTCATTTTTTTTTCTGCCGCGGCAAACGCCCGCATGGATTTATCGTGGTCCTGGATCGCCCGTTGGACTTCCATGTACGAATCCGCGTCGATCGCGTCGAGCGCGGCCCGGACGACCGCGGCGGGTTGGTCGCGAATCGTGACGGGGCGCCCGTCGAAATCGGTAAACGTCCAATCGACCAGATACGCCAGAATCATCGCGAGCCCGCTTTCGGTCGGGTCGATTTCGAACGACAGATCCCGCCCGCTCGCCGCGCTCGCGGCGTCCATGCGAACGGGTTTCGTCGACGCCCGGATGAGCTCGCGGAATTCGCCCGCGGTGAGAAACTTTTTGACCGTGAGCGTATCGCCCCCGGAAATCGGGAGAATTTCGATTTCAGGTCGTCGGACGCGCGATCCCATTTGACCCCTCTGTCGTCATGGGCCCCAAGCGGGCCGTAAATCGCCCCGCGTCGAGCATGGCGATCGATTCGATTTCCCAACGCCACGCGCCCCCCTTGAAGGGGGCGACGAAAAACAAGGGCCGTTGGGCGAGTTTGTACGCGTCGACGAGTCCCGGGATAAACGTACCCGTCGCGACCCAACGCTTACGCGCGTCGCGCGTCACGGCGTACCCCTCAACCGCGGCCGCGTTGAAATACGACCATTTGACCGCGGCGACGCGGCCCCGGATCCCGCGGTACTCCATTGCGCCCGCTTAGGGTCCGGCCGGTTCCATTGTCCAGGGGCCCGCGGCGACAAACGACCCCTTGACCGTGACCGCGCCATCGTGCGCGACTTCGATCCCCGCGTCGAGATAGGCGAGCCCCGTAAACAGGTACGTCGGGGCGAGCGTCGACGGGATGAGTTTCAGGAGCGCGGCGACGTCGCCTAGCGCGACTTCGAACAACGGTTGACTCGCGGCTTCGTCCCAAATCCCGCCCAGGTCGCCTTTGATGTCGGGCAACCCCTGTACGTACACTTTGTTCGTGTCGCCAAAACAGGTCGCATCCGCGCGATCGCGGGCCATGTCGAGCGACCATTTGTTGAGCGACGCAACCACGACGGCCAACGCGCCCCCCGTGGGGTCCATTTCGACCGATCCTTTACTCCCATGTCGCCGTGCCATGCTTCCCCCTTATGCGGGCGTGACCGTGATTTCGTATCGTGCGCCCCGATGTTGCCAAATGTCGTTGTTGGCGTTTTCCGTAAACCGGATCCGATCAACCCAACGCGCAACCATGAGCGTCGCGCCCGCTTCGGGCGGTAAGTCGAGCGGTTGCCGATCGATGAGCTCTTGGATCCGCTTATCCGCGGCCGCGACCGCGTCCGACGCGGACCCGAGCGCGACCCCTTTTACGACGTAAATAAACGCCCGCAACGTTTCGCCGTCGTTGATTTCGTATAGCGCCCGACTCGACGACAGACTAACGATTACAAATCGCGTCGACCCGAGCGGGGCAAGGTCGTAATAAACCCCGTCCGGTAACGCGGCCGCGAGCGCCGGATCGGCCGTGAGTTTCCCGATTAGCGCCCGCTCGACGTCGGTTGCGTTAATCATGGGCGCCCCGTACGACGAGCCCCTTCGATTCGACCATTGCCGCGACCGCGACGACACCCGCGCGTCGTTCGCGTTCCGAAATCGGGAGAAACGTCGCCCGCGGCCGTTGATGGACCGATCCGAATTCGAAGATATGTGCATACGGGGCCGACGTCACGAGCGTATAGAGCGTCGCGAGTCCCCGCGCGGTACGCTCGACGACCCGGACGCCGTCCCGTAACTTTCCCGTGATGCTTGGGTACGCGGCGACGACTTGCGTTTGAGCGGCCCGGGCGTATCTCACTAGGATCGGGCCCGCGTCGCGGTTGACCGCGTCGGGGAGCGCGACGAGCTCCGCGCGGAGCTCTGAGAATCCGCCGAGTACTAACTTATTCGGCATGGGTCACACCGTTTCGACCGCAAATAGCCAAAGCTCGCGCTTTCGTTCCTTCGGGCTCGCAACCCCGGTAATTTCAAACGTCCGACCGTCGAACAGCATCCGCGCTTTGACCGTCACGTCGGGGCGGTAGCGGCCGCGGACGATATGTGTTGCGGTCGCGACGATCGTTCCGGCCGCGTTCCGT